AGGTCACGGGATTCGTTCTGGGCCGCGTCCAGCAGGGCCCTCATGTCGGCGGAAAGCTTGGTCTGCTTCTGCCGCAGCTCACGAATAATCATAGTCATTCTCATTCACTCCTTGTCATTCTTTGGGGTTAGGTAGCCGGCCCGCTATGACTCGCTTACAGCTTCGTGCATCATCCCGGCCTCAATCAGCGCCGTGATGATGGCGTTGATGGACGCCACGCACCCGGCCACGTCGGCGGCCTCGCAGGCCGGCACGTTCGCCGCCACGGGGATCTCGGGCACCGTCGGGCAGGTCGGCAGGCCGGACACCTTGGAAAGGTCCTTGATCTCCATGTTGCCGCCGATCACCAGCTTGCCGGTCCCCTGCTCGAAGTAGTTCGGGGAATTATATGCCATGTTGCTCACTCTCCTTCGTCATCAGATCCAGCTTGCGGCGCAGCACCGATACCGGCACGGCCTTGGGCCGGGTCTCCTTGGCGACCGCCTCCCGGTGCGCCTGCAGCACTTCTGCCGCGCTGCGGGCGTGGGCGCTGGTCGCCGTGTAGGCGGGAAAGGTGACGATGGACACGTCGAAGAGCTTGACTTCTTTCAGCGTCCGCTCATCCAGCCCGTCCACTTGCCGCCACTCGTCGGTCACGGTCTCGAAGCCGAAACTGCACTGGCTCACGTCACCGCGGGTCACAGACTCATGCAGGTCTCGTGCCCAGGTGGTGTCCGGCGCGTCCAGCTCGAAAGCCAGACCTTTCTCATCCTCCCACAGCCTCAATGTGCCCGACCGCGTCCGGCCCAGCACATAGTTGCTGTCATGGTTAAACAGCGCACGGATGTCGTCCGCTGCGACGGCCTTTGAAAATGCCCCCGGGGCGATCTGCTCCCGGAAGCCCCCCAGGTTTTGGGACCACTCGTTGAACAGCGCGGCGTAGCCCTCGAACCGGAGGCCCTTGTCATCTGCTCCCCGGCTCGCTGCCCGCACTTCGCCGTGCATGGCCCGCACTTCGCGGTTGTTGGTCATATTCGATCACTCCAATCTCGGCTCTACCCAGCAGTTGCACCCCTTGTGCAGCGGGGGTTTGAGGGTGGTCACCGTCTGTCCGTTCATGTTCTGGCAGGCGGGGCACTCGGCCACGCCCGCCCTCCAGATGATCTGGTAGCCGCATTTCCGGTAGCCGGCAAACAGGTACTCGTTCGCCAGCATCGGGATCTCGTTGTTCGCCATGGTGCCGGGCCGCGTGGTGCGCCAGGCTTTCAGCCGCTTGTACACCGCGTCCGCCAGGCCGATGCCCGCGGCTTTCTTCACGCACTTGGCCATGTCGGCCCGGTTGGCTTCGTTCAGCCGTTTGCCCATGTCGCTGTAGTAGCGCCCGAAGAAGCCCGCCTCCCAAGCCGGGGTGATGACGTCCTTGGCCTTGGGGATCTGCGACCGCAACCGCGCCCTCGCGGGCCCGGCGGCTTCCTTCACCGCCGCCTTGACGTCCTCCGGCATGGGCACCGGTTCGTCAAAGTATCCGTTCAGCGCGTCCAGCAGGGCCTCGGCTTCGTCCGCGTCGGCCCGTTCCCCCAGCACGCGCTGGGTGATGCGCTCGATAATGCCCGCTTCTTCCGTCAGCCAAGCCTTGAAGGCCGCCCGGAGCGCCGTGCGGTGTTCCTCGCTCGCCCAGCTCAGGGGGCCTTCGTCGTCCGTCGCCCGCACAGACCGCCGGGGCGGTTCCTTGGGCTCGGGCTCGGGTTCGGGTTCCGCAGGCTCCGGCTCCGGGGCGGGAATTGTGCTGGCTTGGCTCCCCGGCACCATGTTCAGCGGGATCAGGATCTCGTCCCCGCCCTCCAGCGGGTTCAGGTTCTCCTTGGCCCGCGCTTCGTTGGGCGTGATGATGCCGCAGTTGATGGCGATGGAGTATGCCTCCATCCGGGACTTGGTATCCCCGCGCATATAGCTGCCGGTGTCATGCTCGATCAGGAACCGCGCCCGCTCGTCCGGCAGCAGCAGCTTGTTCCTCATGCCCTGCTCGATGCGCGTCAGCCATGGGAGAAGAGACCGCTGCAGGTAGGCCAGGTCCTGATGCTCGATGTTGGAGAAGGTGGCCCGGTCCAGGTCCCCGATCATGTGCAGCGGCACCCGGTAGATGGCGGCGATCTCGCTGCGCTGGAACTTCCGCGTCTCCAGGAACTGCGCGTCCTCGGGCGCTACGCCAACCGGCTTGTAGGTGGCGCCGCCCTCCAGGAACGGGATGCCGTGGGCGTTCTGCAGGCCCTTGAACATATCGCCAAACCGCTTGCTGGTGCGCTCGAATTGTTCATCCGTCAGCGCCGGAACTCCGGCAGGCATTTCGATGATGCCGCCCAGGTGGGTGCCCTTGGAGAAGAAGGTCTCCCCGTACCGCTCCGCCGCCACCCCCAGGCCGATGGACTGTCGGGCGTATTCGATGGGCGACATCCCCACCAGCCCGTCATAAGACAGGCCGGGGATATGCAATATCTCCCCGGCAAGGAAGGTCTTGCCGCCGATCTTGTACACGATGCGCCCGCCCTCCCGGACCGGCGTCACCTCGGAATAGAGCAGGGGCCACAGGCCGGTGACGTTCCCGCTGTTGTCGTATTCGATATAGGCGTAGGCGTTGCCGCCGATCAGCAGGTTGACCATCAGCGCCTCTTTGAAGGCCACCGCCGTCATCTCCGGGTTTGGGCGCTCCCGCAAAACCGGGTACAGCGGATGGGACAGCGCCCGCTCCTTGCCCCCGTCCTTCAGCCGTTTATAAACGTGCAGGGGCAGCACCGCCACGTCCTCGGACAGGACCCGCACACACGCCTGCACCGCGGGATACTGCATGGCCGTTTCGTCGGTCACCATGATGCCCGCCTCGCTGGGCGCGTAAATGCCGTACATCCCGCCGCCCGGTTGCCGCTGGCCCAGCAGCTCCCGGAACGCGCTGCGCATCCGGCTCACAATGCTCATCTCTTCATCACCGTCCTAAAACCGTATCATCCGCGGCTCCGCACTGGCGTATGGGTTCGGTACCATGCTCATGAACTGCCGCGCCGTGGCCACCGCGTTGATCCACGCCACCGTAATGTCAATTCGTTCCACCGATTTGTTCTTGACCGGCTTGATGTTCTCGTTCCCGTCTGTCGCGATCCGCACGTTGCCGAAACACCAGCGCCCGGGCGGATGGGGCTCGTGCATCATCTCGCCGATCCGCATCAACCGCTCCATGTCTTTCATGGCCGGGCTCAACCCCGCCATGGTCTGGGGGATCTCAATCGTCTGCAGGCCGGTGGCCATCAGCCGCTGCGTCAGCATCCGGCTGTTCCATTGGTCCGTTCCAAGGGCTTGCACCTTGTAGTCCGCCCTCATGTCGTTGATGGCCCGCTCCACCGCGCCGTAGTCCACCGCGTCCCCCTCGGTCGCGTGGATGTAGCCGCCGTTCACCCACAGCCGGAAAGGCACATGGTCGCGCTTCTCCCGCTCCTTCATGTTCTCCTCGGGGATCCAGGCGTCGAAGGCCGCGTACCAGTGCGCCAGCCCGTCCTGGGGCGGGAACAGGCGGACCACCGATGTGATGTCGGTGGTCGAGGACAGGTCCATGCCCAGATAGCAGCGCTTGCCCAGCAGTTCCTCCCGCGGGATCTCCCGCTCGGTCTTGTCCCACAGGGTCAAGGGCAGCCAGCCCACCGTCTTGACCGCGATCCACTGGTTCAGCCGCAGCCACCGGAACAGCCGCTCCGCCGCCTCGGACTGTTTGGCGTCCAGCGCTTCCTGCCGCACCGTGTCGATGTCGATCGTCACGCCCAGGGAAGGGTTGGCCTTGTACCAGTTCTCCTCGTTCCAGATGTCCTCGCCCTCGTAGCCGTAGATGATGGGCAGCCAGGCGGGGTTGTCGTGCTTCGTCGCGTCGCCCTCCCGGGCGGCCAGGATGTCCTTGGCCTTCTCGTGTATCTCCCAGCCGATAGACTTCCGGTCGGGGTCATCCCCGGCAGTCGTCAGCACGATCCACACCGGCTGGAGCCGTGCGGCCCCCGCCCCGAAGGTCATCACGTCCCACAGTTCCCGGTTCGGCTGTGCGTGCAATTCGTCGAAGATCACGCAACTTGGCTTGTACCCGTGCTTGCTGTACGCCTCGCTGGACAGCACCCGGTAGACTGTCCCGGATACCTGGTCCTTAATGATCCGCTGCGATTCGATCACCCGCGACCGCTTCAGCAGGGCCGGGCTTGCGTTCAGCATGGAGAGCGAAGCGTTGAACACGATCGCCGCGTTGTCCCGGTCGGCGGCGCACACATACACCTCGCCGTTCCGCTCCCCGTCAGCGAAGGTGTGATACAAGCCAAGACCAGATGCCAACGCTGATTTGCCCTGTTTTTTGGGCGTCTCCAAATACAGATACCGATACCGCCTCAGCCCGTTCTCCTTGGTCTCCCCGTAAAAGCTCGTGATGGCGTCACGCTGCCAGTCCATCAGCTTCAGGTTCTGCCCGGCAAACCGCCCGTCCGCAAGGGTCAGCAGCTCCAGGAAGTCGCACACGAACTCGCCCCGCTCGCGGTTATGCACAGGCTCACCTCCTCCGCCGTCCTCCGTCCAATCACGCCCGCATTTTCAACATGGCGACCATCGGGTCGTCCGCGTCCTCCGTGTTCTTCTCGCTCCGCGGTGGGACCACCCGCATGGTGGCGTTGACGCTCATGGCGTACCGGTCCTCAATGTCCCGGCAGGATTTCCGCTTCGCGTTGATCTGCTTATCGATCTCGATGATCTGGCGCATGATGCTCTGGATCTCCCGGAGATCCTCCCGGCTGTCCGCCAGCTCGCCCAGCTTTCCCCGGTGCTTCGTCAGCTGCAGAAGCTCCGACCGGATCAGGCAGTAGTCGTTCAGCGCCGCCTCGAACAGGGCGTCGTCTTTGCCGATGGCCCGGTACTTGCGCACCGTTCGCAGCCAGATGGCGTGGGCCGCCGGATCGCTTTTCACCAACGGCGACTCCTTCATCCGCAGGCCCGTGAAGCTCCCGGCCTGACTCCGCTCCCGCTCGTTGATCTTCGTCGGCCCGTACTTGTTGGCGGCGCTTTCAAACCGCAGCACCTCCGCCGACTTCGCCTGCCTTGCCAATCCGTCACCTCCCCTTCACGCAGTCCGGCCCCGCAGGTCATGCAGGGCCGGGTCGTCTTTACTCTTTGGGCCTGTAGCCCGTATTCTATGGCCGATGGTCAGCCTTTGGTCAGCCTAAAAGCCGGTTTGCTTGGTAAGTCGGCTATTTTTCCTGCTGAGGTCCGCTGCGCGCCCAGGG